TTCCTGAAGCGCCGCCCGCCGCGCCACGTTCACCGGTCCGGCGAACTCGCGCCCGTTTACGGTCACCATCTTGCCTTCGCCCACGAACTCGACCTCGCGCACCGACGCGCCGATACTTGCCTGCCACGGGTACCCGTTGTCGGCATCGGCCACGACCTCGCGGGCGGCCTGCGTCGTGGACGAGATCACGCCCGACACCCTGAGGCCCCCATGCTCAATCTGAATGCCATCGAGGTGCCCCACGCGGGCGGACCGATCGTGGTCCAGGTACACCTTCGCGCCGCCGCGCACGGTGAGGCCGGTCAGGTCCACGACGACGGGGAACCGCCACCCGGCAATCGCCAGGGCGCCGCCGGTATAGGCGTCCATGTGGAACCGGCGCGGCCGCGCGGCCTGGGCATCCGGCCCGGCCGCCGCCTCCATGTTGATGGCCGCGATGAACCGGAGTTCACGCGGCCCTTCGCTCGTCTTCACGGTCCGTTTCCTCTGCTGCCTGCGGCTGGGCGGGTTTCGGCTGGGCCTCGGCCATCGAGAGGCCGAGTTCCTTCATCAGCGCGACTTCCTTCGCCCGCTGCCTCAGTTCCGTTTCCCAGTCTTTGCCCTCTTTTGCGTACTCGCTCGCGAGGGTCGTCGTGTGGCTCGCCAGGCGCGTCGCCTGGGCGTTGGCTTCCTTGGCGGGGTCCACGTGCTCCATCCCATCCCAGAACCACTGGTGCGGGTAATCGAGGAGGGCCCGCGCCGACGCCGGCAGAAGGCCCGGCACCCGCACCGCCTCACGCAGCCAGGCGTCGAGAATCCGGTCGAGCACGACGTCTTCAAGGTGCGCCTGTTCGACGCGGATGGACTTAAAGTACGTCTGGTGGTCGAGGCGGCCGGAGGCGTAGTTGTAGGCCGACGAATCGCACAGGGCGATGTTGCGCGGCATGTTCAGGCACCGGGCGGCCTCGTTCAGTTTTTCGCGGACGAACTCAACGTAGGTCGTCGCCGGCTGCTCGGGCCTGACCTGGCTCATCTTCCAGCCGCCGGGCAGCGTGAGGAGCATGTTGCGTTCGAGTTCGATGGTGTCCATCGGGTCGATGGGCTCCGCCTCGCCGTTGGGCGGGGCGTCGGTTTCGACCGTGCCGGAAATGTTGGCGGCCGTTTCGGCGGCCTCCAAGACGGCCGACGTGAAGCGCCGGAGTTGCGCGAAGATCGGCAGGGCTGGCGTAATGTCCGGGATACCGCGGTGCTGGCCGGGCCGGTCGGCGCGGAACCAGTGAATCACCGACTCGGCCGGAACCCGGTCGTAGTCGAGGCCCAGGGATACCTTGGCGCCCGGGTGGGTCTTCAGGATGTAGTAGGCTACGGGGTTGCCGAACGGGTCGAAGGTGATGCCGTCCACGGCGCGGGGGTCGGCAAACACCGCCTGGGAGAAGTCCGGCATGGCCACTTGGTCGGCCTCGATGAGCCTGATGTCGAGCGTAACCGGCGACGGCAGGTTCTCGTTCGAGATCAGAAGCGCGAACGCCTCGCCGTCCTGCGCCCGGGCCATCCGCATGGTGCGGAGTTTGGCGGCAAGGCCCACCCGCGTGGCCCACCGCATAAATTCCTGCTCGATCGCGCGGTTGGCCTCGGCGCCGGCCGTGAGCATCTGGAGCCGCGGCCCCGTGCCGACAACGTCGTTGGCCAGCGTCAGGATGATGCCGCGAACGTAGGAGTTGTTCGCCACCTCGTATCGCGCGCGGTTCCGCAGGATGCGCCGGACCTCGGCGCTTGCAGCGGCATCGGCCGACAGGCCGTCGGCCCCCGCCCAGTGCCGGCGGTTACCGTCGGTCGTCTGGGCGGCATCATACCGGCCCCGCACGAAGCGCACCGCCATCCGGAGCCCGCCACCAGCGGGCTTTGCGAATGCACGGATGCGTTTCAGCCAGTCAAACATCACGCTGCTCCCGGCGGAACCACTTTCGTGAGGCGAATCCCCAGGCCCTTCGACCTCGCGGCCTTCTTCGAGGCCAGATACCTGTCCGCCGCGATCTGGTCGGGCAGTGGGTGCTGCTTCATCCCGCCCGAATCGCCGTGGGCCTCGGCCGGTCCCTCGGCGCTGGTGCGGATCGCGTCGTCCAGTTCGTCGGCCACGGGCAAGCCCCTCAGACCATCGCGCCAGGGGCCAAGCCGAGCCGCCTCTGCCGCCGCCTGCGTCTGGTGAACGTGTTGACCGCCCGGACCGGGTCGCGGCCCGCAAGGAACGCAACCCAGGATTCCTGGACAGCGTCTTCCTTGGCCTCCCTGGGAACGAGCCGCAGTTCAGCCAGGAGGCGTTCCGGCTTGCGGGTTGGCGGAATTGCATGCGTCATCTGCCCTGTACGGACGCGAGAAGGGGTACTTGCGACGGGAAAAACGCCGGGAATCACGCGGGGTTCTACCGGCAGAAGTTTATTTCTTTTTCCCAGGTCGTGATGCGCCTCCCGCAGTGGCGGCACTCGCGCCGGCGGCGCACGCCGCCGCGTGGGTCCGGGCGGGTGTAAAGAACGTGGAAGTGGCGGCATCCGCATTGGCGGCACTCCAGGCCCCGCGGCTCCTTCGGCATCTTGCCAGCATCGGCCGCCGTCATCGTTTTCTCCCCTGAAGTTCGGAGAGCCTGAGGCGCTTGCGCGGCGGGCCTTGGCCGCCGTCCGTGCCGAAGAGGACCGCCCCCTGGATTGACGCCGCCACGGCGCAGCCCACGAGGCAGTCCAGCCAGTGGTTGTCGGGGCTGCCGACGCGGAGTTTCCATTCGTGGACCGTCCGGCCGCGGCCCTCCGTCTTCACGGGGTACTCGGCCGTGATGTGGTCGGCGAAGAGCCGGTGGGCGTCCGGCGACCGGCCGAAGAGCGACAGGCACCCCCGGTCGCCCATCGGCACGGCCAGGCGCTCGTGCACGAAGGACTTCCAGTAGTTCGTGTCCACGACGACGTGGCGCACCGCCCGGCGGCCGCGGACATTCGGGATGCGCCAGTGGTGGCCCACGCGGTCGCCGGCCTTCCGCTTGTATTCCGAGAACGGGACGCTGGAGGCCCCGACGTACTTTCCGTGGCTCGGCAGAAGCACCGCCGCATGGGGCGACTGGCGGCAGAACTGGTACACCACGTCGGTCGATTCTCCCCAGTTGGCGTCCACGAGGCACCGCTCGATGCGCATCGCCGCGCCGTCGTCCCGCCGCCACTCGCGGGCCAGGTAGTCGGCGGTCAGTGCCTCCAGGCCCGCGTAGATCGCCCCCTCAATCCCTGCCCGCCGGACCACCATCGACAGCGTCGCCCGCGCGTCGCGCAGCGCGAAATAGGGCCGTTTCTGGTCGGGGTACGCACCATACTCGACGACGTAGCCCGTAAAATCGTCCTCCCACGCGGCCACCACGTAGAAAAGAAGTTCCTTCTGCACGTCGACGAACATCACGAGGTGGTTGCACCCGACCGGCACGTCGCCGCGCCTGAGGCCGTTGGTCTTTGAGGCCACCTGGTCGGCCGTAAGCGCCCCCGTAGCACCCTCGTCTTCGGGCAGCGGTTCGTTCTGGTACTCCGACCAGAACGCCGCCTCATCCTGAAGCCTGAGGTTCATCGCGTGCTGGACGGCCGAGAGTTCATCGGGGTTATGCCGCTCGGGCCAGGCGACGACCGCCCCGGCGTCCATCGCCTCACGGTGCTGGCGGTAGAACTCGGTGGCCTCCACACCGCCACGGTCATTGCGGAGGCTCTCGGCCCGAATCTCGGCGTACCGCTGCCACAACTTCTCGTCCGTGGGGAAGGCGTACACCATCTTGGTGCGCTCGCCCTGCCACTGGGGATGCTTGTCACGATTGAGGATGCGGTCGGCCATGTCGTCGGGGCGAATGACGGTGCACGGCATGACGCCGGCGATTTTCTTCCCCGGCCCGGCCAGGCCCAGGACCGCCCCCGCAAGAATGGCCTCGCGCGTGGCGCACTGCGAGGGGCTACGAGCCGACTCGTCCGTCTGCGGGTCGTCCAGCACCACGAGCGACGGGCGCACGGACCGGCCGTCGGCCCGCTTGAACTTCATCCCGCGGATACGGCCCGTGAGGCCCGCCACCCGGATCACGGCGCCGCTGGCCGAGCTGCCTGCGATGGTCGGGAGGACGATCTCCCGCGCGGTCCACCCGATGTGCGTCCGCTCGCCCCGGTACGTCTGGCCCGCGCAGCGGTTGGCGATGCCCTGGAGGCAGCGGATGGGGTACACCGCCTCGGGGAAGTCCTCCAGGAGCCGCTCGTTGGTCTCGAACTCGGTCTTGATGGAGTCGAGCATCGACTCGGCGTGGGCCTCATCGCTCCCGATGAGGGCCACGAACTCCCGGGCGCCCAAGAGAATCGCCCAGATGCACGCCGTCTCCGCCAGAACCGTCTTGCCGCTACCGCGCGGCATGGCGTAGGCGTAGAGGCCGCCCCGCAGAACGGCGTCCTCGATTCGCGCGATCGCCTTGAGGTGGTCTGGCGACCACGCCAGGTAGAACGTGTGCGGAAAGTATGCCTCACAGAAGACCCGGAAGTCGGCGCACGCCCTGGCCTTCCGGTCAGGGTCCACGACCACCGGCAGTTCGCCGATGTCGCGGCCGGCGGCCGAGAGCGCGGCGTTCCGCGCCCGGGCGCGCTCCTTCATCACCTCGTAGCCTGCCAGCCCCCCGCCCTCACCCGCGCCCGGGCCGCGGCGCGCGTGCCAGAGGGCCACGAGCCACGCGGCATACGCAAGGACGTTCACGCGCGTCGAGTCGCCGACCCGCAGGCCCCCGCGGACGATGTTGCGGCGCACGCGACCTTCGCTCGTGACCTCGCCGAGGCGAGTCGAGTTCAGGAGACCCGCGAGTCTGCCGGGCCGCATGGCCTTGAGGTCAATGTTCACGGCTGCTGCCCAGTTCCTTCTCCAGCCACGCCATGAGTTCCACGAGGTTCAGGCGGCCGTCGGCCAGGACGGGCGCGCCGGCGTCGATGGCGGCCTGGACCGCCTCCGGCGGAATGTGGTGGCCGCCGGCGGCCGTCAGCAGCCGGGCGACGTCGGCCACGGTCAGGGCCGCAGGGTTCAGCATCCCTGGCACGGCAGGCGTGTCGTGGCCTGACGGCTGCGGATTCTCGCGGTCAGCGTCCATGGGAATTCCCCAAGAATCTTTGCGTCATCGCCGTAAGTCGCGCCCCGGGCGCGACATGTGGCGGCCGGAATTTATGCAGTTTCCTCGATCATTCGCCTTGATTCCTTGCCGAACGCATGCCCTGATCTACATGGTGAGGCGAACACGAAAGGAACGCACGATGAAGACGCGACGCGAAGACCACCGCGAAGGCCGGACGATCTGGCGGGCCAGGTTCATCGACGCCATCAGCCGCGAGCAGGTCGGCCAGGCCACCTTCAGCGCCGACTCGGTCGAGGATGCCCGCCAGCGGGCCTGGCGCATCGCCGCCAGCGGCTTCGGCACGCCCGAGGGGGCGTGGGTCGTCGGCGGCAACGACATCGACGTCCGCATCGAGCGGGCGACGAAGTAACCAGGGCAACGCACAGGAGGACGAACCATGAAGACGACGCGAATCGAGATCGAAGGCCCGAACGGGACGGCCACCCTCCACCGCGAGGACCGGCGGATCGTCATCACCGGCACACGCCTGACGCGGGTGGTGGAGCGCCGCGATGGCCAGGGCGTGCCGGTCGGCGAGGCGTTCGAGCTCGTCGGCCGGGCGGACAACCACCAGGCCAACGTGGTGGTAGCCCGCATGCTCCAGAAGTACCTCGACGGCCACCGGGGCACCGAAGGCGACGTGGCCGAGTACCTGCGGGTCATCGAGACGTTCGCCGACTGACGCGCAGGGCGGGGTTCGCCCCGCCCGCCCGCAGGCCCGCGCGAGCGGACCTGCCGGCGGCCGAGGCGGCCGACATGAAAGGAGCCTGAGATGGCAAAGCAGACGACGAAGACGACCCTGGCCGAAGAACTCCTCGCCCTGGCCCAGCGCCTGGAGCGCCGCTACACGAAGGCCAAGGCGGACCTCCTGGAGGCGGTCCAGACGAACCCCGCCGAGGCCGTCGCCTGGCACGGCGAGGAGATGGCCAAGGTCCAGGAACCGCACGAGCGGCTGATGCACGTGGCCGCGCTCCTGAAGGAGCATGCGCCCGAGGCCGTTCTCGGCGACCTCCAGCAGGAGGTCGAGCGGGGCATCGAGCGGTTCTTCGGCGGCAACTCGACGAGCCAATTCCAGAACGCCGTCGCCCGCGCCCGGACCGAGGGCCTCGTGGCCCTCAAGCGCGACCTCGATTCCCTGGCCCGCGAGTACAAGGCCTAGGAGCCACCCATGAGCGTGGTCCGCCTGCACTACTTGGCCATCAAGCGGCCCTATGGCTACCTGGTGGTCCGCGAGGACGCGGAAGGCAAGTTCCGCACGAGCGATGGGGCGGTGTACGCCCCCGTGGGCGTGCCCGAGACGAAGCGCGAGGCCGAGCGGCTGATCCGGCGCGACAGCAAACGACATGTGCCGGCTGGCGGCGCGGTCATGTCCGTCATCGATTGGTCCGACTTGTCCCAGGGCAGCCAGTGAGGAAGGAGACGCACGATGAAGACGGCCAAACGCAGGACCGAGAACGTGTTGGGTAAGGACCTCCGCGTGGGCGACGTGGTGGTCCGCGGCGGGTACGAGTGGGTCATTGACCGAATCATGTTCGAGCCGGACTTCCCGCGCTACTGCTGCACCTGCCACTGGTCGGGTAACGGCCCGGACCCGGCCTTCTTCAACGACAACTTCAGCACCGCCCAGCGCGACGACATCCCGTGGTGCCGCGTGGTCAAGCCCAGGCCCCGCCGCCTGGTCTGCCGCACCGAGGCCCCGGCGTGGTACGCAACCCAGGTCGGCCGCAAGGTGGAACTCCGCCGGACCGGCACCGACGAGGTGCTGGCGACCATCCGCCCGCCCGCCGCATGGGGCGATGCGTGGGGCTGGAATCTCATCGACGGCGGCGTCCTGGTGGAACACACGGGTCGGTAGGAGAGGCCCGGCGACGGGCCGCCCAGGCGGCCCCCAGCCCGGCAATTCCGCCGCAAGGAGATGACCATGAAGAAGCAGGTTCTCACGATCCGCGAGGCGAACCGCCTGGCGCGGGGCCGGGCGAAGGTGAGCGTGAACCCGGAAGACCGGCGCCTCTGGCGCGTCGAGAGGCCCGGCAGCGTCCAGGCCCACGAACCGATGACGCGCGAGGCGTGGCTCGCCTTCCTTGGCGCGGGCGAGGGCGTGATCAGCACGAAGCAAGCCGAGCAGTTGCTGCCAACGGTGCGGGCGGCGGTCACCGCCCTGCACGAGGTCTGGGCGAAGTGCCGCGAGGTCGAGCGGGCCATCGGCCGCGACCTCGATGGCCTGGAGGGCGTCATCCAGGACATGGCGGCCGGCTTGGACGACCCTGAGTCCATCGACGTGGACTACGTCCGCGACGCCATCAACGCCCAGGTCGACGACCTGGTGGCCGAGGCCGACGCCTGCCCCGGCTGCCGCGAGCGCCGGGTCGACACCCTGGTGTGGCAGGACGACGGCACCGTCAAGTGCAGCACCTGCGGCAAGCAGTACGCGCCGCCAACGAAGTAGGAGATGAACATGCTTACCCTCAGACAGAGACAAGAGCGGGCCGCACGTCGCGCCGCGAGAATCGCGGCGATGCACGAAGCCATTCGGGCAGCGGCCCTCGAAACCCAAGAAGGGAGTACGGTCATGAAGAAGCACGAGGTGAAAGTGGGCAGCACGTACCTGGCCAAGGTGTCGGACAAGGTGGTGCCGGTTCGCATCGACCGGGAGAACCCGCACGGCGGGTGGGATGCGACGAACCTGATCACGAAAAAGTCGGTGCGCATAAAGTCGGCCCAACGATTGAGGGCCCGGGCGGGCCTCTCGAAGGCCGAGGTCCAGGCCGCCAAGGTAGCCGTCGCCGCCCACGTTGGCGCAGGGGCCAAACCGGCCGCCGACGCGGCCAAGGACGCCAAGGCCGCGCCCGCTGCCGCCGGGGGCGAAGCCACGAACCCCCTGGAGGCCCACTACCGGGTGCAGAAGGACGCCGCCAAGGCCGAGAAGGCCGCGAAGGTCGCGGCCTGGCGCAAGGAGGTCGCCAAGAAGGCCGCCCGGCCCGACCCGGAACTCGACAAGGCCGTCAAGGCCGCCGAGGAAGGCCGCAAGGCGAAGAAGGCCAAGGCCGCGAAGCCCAAGGGCGAACGGAAGCCTGGCTGCCTCGACGCAGCCGTCCGCGTCCTTGAGGAGGCGGGCAAGCCGATGCGCTCGGACGAGATCGTCAAGGTCGCGCTCGCCAAGGGCTACTGGCAGACGAAGGGTGCAACGCCCGGCGCGACTTTGTACGCGGCCGTGTTGCGCGAGTGCGTCGCCAAGGGCGCGAAGGCCCGGTTCCGCCGCGCCGAGGTCAAGGAGACCCGCGACGGCAAGGCGGTCACCCTGCGCGGCTACTTCGCCCTGGCCGACGAGCACGCAGGCAAGAAGCAGTAGCATCAACGCACCTCCATGTCACGCCCGGGCGCGCTAGAGCCTGGGCGTGTCTTCGGCCTGAGACTGGGCGAAAAGTGGAGCGGCGTCGTGGAACTGCCCCACGCCCTGGAACCTGGGAGGTTCCCGGCTCTCTCTTGAGCCCTCCGCCGCTCGCGTCTCCGCACCACCCTCGAACGTCCACACACAGTCATCCTTCTTCGGGTAGTCCTGGCCCCATCGGAACGGCGACTCCCGGAGCAGGCGCTTCCTGAGGCCGTGGCCGCACAGAAAGTGGCAGTACCGGAACTGGCGCCCGCGCACACGCCGCAGGCCCACGCTCCGCGTGAACGCCCGGTCCCTGCGGCCACAGCGGGTGATGACCTGCCGGGGATGCACTACCTCGTACTCGGCCGTGACGTAGAACTCGGTGCGGATGAAGCCGCCGTAGAGCCAGTTGTCGGCCTGGTAGACGTAGCCAGGCTTTCCGCGCATGCCGTCGGCCCAAGAGAAGAGCACCACGCGGCCGGGCTCGTGCCGGCGGATGTACTCGCGGCAGAGCCGCAAGAAGTGGCTCTCACCGTTCCGTGGCTCCGAGTCGAGCATGCACAGCCGGTTCAACTCGTAGTAATCGCTGGTCGTCAGGCTCGGGAACAGCCGCTGGATGGTGTGCCGCGGCCGGACGCCGAAGCCCCACGACGCCACGCCCACCAGCTCGCTCTCCACGAAGCAGCCCAGCGACAGCAGGCAGTGCGGCGGCACGTGAACCGCGTAGTGGTGCGCTGCCACAAACGAGGCCATCA